TTTTGACGTAGCGTTTTCCAGTGCACCAAACGGTGTAAGAACCAGAAACTGGCGCAATGGAGAATTCTCTGCTTGACTCGTCAAAAGAAATGACGCTGTCGGCTCTATCTTCGTGACCTATCGGTTCGCTCGAGGGACGAACGGCGTTGACCCAGTTTGTTCCATCAAACTCAAGAAGTTGACCGTTTTGTGCGGAAGTAATTACGACATCCGACAAATCATTCAGCGGACCTGTCGGACCCGTTGGACCTGTCGCGCCCGTTGGTCCTGTTGCTCCAGTTTCTCCAGTAGATCCAGTCGCACCTATGGGACCTGTCGCACCAACTTCACCCGTAGCACCTGTTGGACCAGTAGCACCAGTGGGACCTGGAACAGTAGATGCTTCGCCTTGTGGACCTGTTGCACCTGCAGGACCAGTTGCACCCGTTGGACCGACAGGACCTGTTGGACCAGTCGGACCCGCATCGCCACCAACCTCCACCCAGAACGAGTCGTAGTACACGAACATTTTGCCCGTATCCGACTCATACCAAAGGTCGCCAACTTCTGGTGATGCTGGCGCAGTATCGCTAACCGTGACAGTTGTATTGCCGCCACCACCACCTGTTACTTGTGTCCAAGAGCCGTTTGAACGGAAATAGAAAAGATTGTTCGTCGTGTCAACTGCGAGCGCGCCATCTGGCAGTGATGCCGTTGGGGTACCAGCGACGGCCATAGTGACGACACCAGAAATCGCCTTGAGAACATCGTCGGTAGCAAGAGTATTTGCATCGTCGCGGTAAAGATTCGTGTCATATACGCCTTCGCCGTCGCTCCACGAAATGCGACCGCCAGCCTCGATTTTTACGCGACCGTAAACTTCACCGTTTACGAAAACCGTGAGCGCATCAGACCCAGCAGACGCCAACTGCTTAATTGTTATGGGGACTGTAAATTTTTGCGCCACGACCTCGATCGCTTTCGACTATGTTTTGATTGACCCCTCGAGGTCAATCATAGATTAGCCCGTGACGACGATGGTGTAGTCGTTTGCGCTAATCGTTCCGTTTAAGACAACACTGACCGAGTTGCTGTTGGCACGAATGGTGTCGCCGATGACGGTTGCACCGCTTGATACCTCGTACACCTGAATGAGAACATCAGTCGTGTTGAAATTGTGGGTAACGGTCGTCGTGGAGACACCACCGACGCTTGCCGCGCAACCCTGCTTGGCAACTCTCGCCAAGGACGGAACGCTCGTCGTTCGACCAGTGGCTTCAGAAGCGGCAGAAGCAAGATTGGTTCTTGCACCAGACTCGGTAGAAGCATTTGTACCACCGTGCTCGACGGCGACATCCGTTGCCGCCCATGTGCCCGTGGCAATCGTGCCAAGGGTCGTGATACTTGACTGACCGACATACGTGGCGGCGATATCGACCGCGTCGCCAGTGATTGCGGTTCTATCGGCAACGACGTTGACGTTGATCGTGTTGCCCGACTGGCTGAGTCCGTCACCGGCGACGAACGAGCCGGCACCTGAGAACTGCGTCCATGCGATCGCCGTTGAACCGACGACGATTGTTCCGTTGGTCGAGATGACGAATCCCTTGTCAGAGTTGACCGTGCCCTCCTCGACGAAGGTGAACGTTCCCGGGGAGAGTTCGCCGGTGTCGGCAGTACCGTTTGAATCAGATGCTCTTACCGGCGCACCACTCGCCTGAACGACGTAAATCCCGTTATCTACATGCGCAACACCAGGACCGCCTTGATCCTTGACCAAGATTCTGTCGCCGGCGGCGAGCGTTACTCCATCTAGCGAATCTCCATCTTCAAGGTCGGTCGAAAGATTGACTGCAGCAGTCGTCGCCGCGCGAACCGATTGCTTAACATCGAGGCCTTGGCGGGCGGCATCAACGTAGCCTTTCGTGGCGATGTGGGCGGCATCGGTCGGGGTAGCGACCTTTGCATTGCCGTTCGCATCGCGTTTTACGAGTTTGCTTGCGGTCGCATCAGCTGTCGCATCATTGATTACATTCCAAAACGTGCTGGAGAGAAGACCGGCGCTGTCGGTATCGGCGAGATTGAGGGTGAGGGTGATTTGACCGTTGGACTCGCCAATTGTGATCGCGTCCGTGTAGGACCCACCGGATACGACCGAGTGGAGCATTTTGCGCCATGCAGAACCCGAATAGACCTTGATGGTGTCTTCGGTCGAGTTGTAGATGAGGCGACCCTCGAAGAGGTCGCCGCTCGGGTCCGTACCGACAACCTCAAATGTCGCATTAATCAGCTGGTTCTGATTAAGGTCTATGTTTGTTAGGAACTTTTGAGCCATTTTCTACCTCACGTCAGATAGGCAAATCCCGAGAACGCCGATGAAAAGTTTACTACAACCTGAGAAGTGCTGTTGTAGGTGACCGTGCCTATGACAATGGTTTTCGCACTGTCCACGATCGTAACGGACGGATAGCCGCCGAGGGTGTGGTTTATTACCCACTCGTCCGACACGGCACCTTGAGAATGAACGTGTCTCCTCGTATTTCCACCGTTGGCGGCCAGCCTTACGACGACTTGATTCGGGGCGTCCTGATTGACGATGACCTGATTTGGCGTGTCCTCGTTGACTATTACGTTATTCGGGACGTTGCTCATCTGGTGACCTCGGGCGAGAGCGTAAAGGTTCCTTGAAGAATCCTGGACACCACCCCCTCGGGGCTTTCTATTTCCAAGTCGTAAACTCCGCTCGTACTTATCGAAGCGGTTACGTCGTCGGACATGCTTATGACGATTTGATTGTCGGCGTCCGCCGGGTTTATGGTCAATCCGCCGTTCTCCGTGGTTAGGTAAACGAGAAAAGTCGTCGAATCTATGGTCCGTCTAACCTGCATTCTCGCCGTATGGTTACTTATGTCTATGGGGACGAACGTCTCGCCCGTCGGATCGGCGACGAGGTCGGGTTCTTCCAGTTCTACCAATCTGGTAAAAGTTGAACCCTGCTCGCAGGTGAAATTGTAAGTGCCAGCCCGCATCGGCGCGACCTCCGGTGATTATCTCACCATAATTGTAAATCGAGCCGCCCCTCGGGGTCGGCAAGAATCACACGACGCTGGGGGAATCCTTGTCGGGACCGACCTTCTTCAGACCGAAGCTCATGGCGAGCGACGCGACGACAGCTACGACCGCCACCTTCAGGTTGTCCTGATTGGTGATGGCGTCGAAGTCCGAACCGGCCACGACCCATGCGCCGAGCCATGCTTGGACGAAGGTCTTGGCCGCTCTTTCTGCGGTTTGCTTGATGTGATTTGTCATTTGGGTTATACCTCCCCTTGGTCTCCATTATCGCGGATATCCCATTTGCCGGAGGAAACCATGTCGGCGGCCGCCCTCAGCATGCCGTCGGCCAACCAGGGAGTCATGTTGTCGGAAACGGATATGGCTATATCCGTGGAATCTGGCGAGGCTATTTCGGCTACGACTATGAAATTGGTGACCATGGTTCCGGGAAGTATGTTTTTCGTCATCTCGGCGAAAGTCGCGTTGATGAATTCCTCGAAATTTTGCTCCATGTAAGCCTCAGACGAGCCTGTGGGTGACCTTCAGGCCCACGGGTTTGGCGTAAGAAATTGCTTCGTCGGCGACGACGGACGATTCTCCTATAAGTTCTACCGCACCTCCGTAAGTTTGCTCCCACGGAGTCTCCACCAGCATCGTGAACGGTCCCTCGTGCTGGCTCGTTATCGTCACTTCCTTGTCTCCTATCATCACCCTCTTTACCGCCTCCATTATCGCCCTCGTGGTGCCCGCATTGATTCCGTAATAACCGTACTCGGCTTGCCAACGCAAGAAATCCGTAACGACTTCCACTGTGGCCTGGGGGCTCTGGATCGTTACCGTGGAGGAGAATCTCAGGGTGTCGTCGCCGTTCAGCTGCGATTGATCGAGAACGAACGGATCGGAAGGATCCAAAACCGTGTTGAGCTTCGACGCCGGCTGAGTGCCCGAGAATTGAGCCAACCATCTCGCTTCGGGAAAATCCGTATTGCTCGGCCAAACAAGGTTACTGAGCGTCTCGGGTTTGGATAAATCCCTACCTTCGTCCAAACTGAAAAATCTGTAATCCCTCAATGCCTTCGCGGCGATGTCCAGGCCCGAATACATGACGTCGATGAATCTGGATATAGCGGCCGGGGGCTCCGAATCCATTGCGTTTTCGAACATCGCCTCCGGCATGTTGGGGACTATGTTTTTGACGGCCTCGGAAAAGTACATGTGATCCATCATTCCGATCACGGACGGGTTGGCGAAATACACGACCGAGTCCGGCTGATTCGGCGTGAACTTTATCGTCACGTCTATTCGCGGCGAGGGAAATTCGCCCTTGTCTACGAGGGTCGGCTTGCTTCTGTAGCACCTCCAAGAAGGATCGGCCAAGCCGACGGCATTGGGACTCGGGCTCGCGACCGGAACCGAAAAGGTGGTCGTCGACTCGGCGACGCTGATGGTCGTTGTGTCGGCGATGATTATCTCTATCGTTCCTCCTGCGGGCATTTTTGCGTAAAATGCGAGTTCGAAATAGTTGGCGTCGTCCTCGGGGTTGAGCTGAAGGGCATAGATGGACAAATCCATGCTCGATCCGACCTCCGATGGCACGCCGGTGCAGTAAAGCTGGTTATAGCTATCGTCCGGTCCGAAAACGGACCGATCGGTCGTGAAATCGCCGACTCCGGATATCTCCCATTCGTCTGACTGCAGACTGTTGAAACTGTTGAGTTTCGCCGCTTTTTCCGGGAGCCTGTTTTGTACGGCCCTCCGTATGTGCGTCACAGCGTCACCACCTCAACCGTGGCTCTCGGCAACATCCCGGCGTAAAGAGCCCTATACGCGATGACTTGACTTCCTCCGGCTATGTCTTGCTGAATGATTTTTTCATTACCCCAGCTCGTGTCGGGCCATTCCGGTATGTCCGAGTCTATGTCGGACACGAAGTCGACTCCGTTCACGTTGGAGGCGACGGACACGATCTCGAATAGCCTCACTATGTCGGAAAAGTTGGGCCACGAATTCGGGGATACGTAGTCCTCGACCGCGTCTTTTACCGCGTCTGCCACCGCTGTGGCGCTGAATCCAGGAAGCACTCCGATGGTTATCGTGAAAGAGAGATCGTAAGTCCATGCGTCTAGCACCTTGAATTGCAGACCGGCGGTGATTCTTTCGGAAATTTCGTTTTCTATCTGGGTTCTTACGTCTCTCCCCACGGGGGCACCGTCCACGTCGCAAACGAATACCACGAAGCTGCCCGGGATATCGTTCGACTCCATGTAAGAGAGGAGCAACGGATCCATCAAGACGACGTCCGTATGAGCCGCCGAAGCCGTGTTGTCCGTATCGCTGTCGAAAGTTATCAATCCGTCGGCCTGAACTATGGATAAATTGTCGTCCACGGTGGTGAAAGTTCCCGATTTGAAAAAATACCCGGCGTTCCCGTAGAATTCCGGGGTTATCATTCGATAGATCGTGCCGGGATAGGCGGAAGCAGAGGCATAAAACGCCGACGAAGTCGACACGCTGGCCGTGTATCCGACTTGTCCCGCATTGGAGGCCGCGCTCGTATCGGCTCTATGCTCCAACGCTTTGGATAAGTCGTACACCTTGCATCTGTTGACTTTCGAGTACGTCTGGACGATGTAATTCTCTATTTGTTTGGCGGTATTGAGCGTGGCGCTCAGGGACTGCAGGTAAGTAGCCGCTCTGTTGAGGAATTCCTCGTCCGTCTCCCCAGCCAAGCCCTGAACGACGTCGCCTATCGTTTCGCACGAGAACACGACCGTGCTGGGTGCGTTGGGAACCAATTGGGTGCCGATGTCGAAGCTCGGTATCGGTCCGAAAACCAAGGAGGACAATGTGGCCGTTACGGTGTTTTGACCCGTCTGCGCCGTGATCGGCTGGTCCAAGGAGAAGGCGAATTGAATGGTCTGACTTCCGTCGAAGTAGTCGAATACGTACACCGTATTCTCCTCGATGGTGTCGCCCTCGGAGAAAAGCGTGAACTCCACTTCGACCGTAGCGGCAGTTGCTTCGTTTCGGTTTATGCCCGTCACCCTGAGCAGGCCTTCCATCAGTTCGTCGGGAAGTCGGTTGAGCGCTCCGATCGCCGCGGCTCCTACGAACGCGCCGGCCTGAATCATGGCGTCCTCTATCGTTCCCGGTCGGACCTCCAATTCCGGCAATGCGGTTCTCGCGTACGCGACGGAGTTGTTGTACAAAGTCGCCGGCTGTAGATCAAACTCGGTCAGGTCGATGTATTCGCTGAAATCAGGAGACGGCATTTTCGACCTCGTAATCGACGTTTATGGGTTTGCTTCCATCCTTGAGCGGTCTTCCGGAAGTTATTGAATTGACCGAAATTTCCGGCCAGAAGTTGGTCAGCGTGGCACGTAGGCCGACGGGCTCGCCGACGTTGAACGTCGGATCTTGGGTTCCGAAATTCGGATCCAACGGAAGTTCCCCGGGGGCTATCTTGATGGACAGCTCTATCGCCTGATCGTAGTAATCGGCGGAAGTTTCGTCAACGACGCCGACGTAACCGAACGCACCTATGGAAAAAGGATTCTTGATCGTTGGCATGGTTCTATTTTGCCACCTTAATGACCGTGGGAGGAGCTAGCGAAGTTCGCGCTGACCCATGATTGAATGAAGTTCTTCAATTCCAATATCTCGTCGTCGACGTATTTTTTCGTCGAAACGTCTTGGGGGTCCTGCGGGTCGTCCACCTCGACGATTCTGTAGTTCCTGCTTTGCGAGCCGATTATGACCATTTCCGAGCGTCTTCCGTCCAGGAATCCGACGATCACGAGATCGCCCTGTCTCGGTCTTTTGGAGAACACTTTACACGGGCCGAAGTTTTGGTTTGGCGACAGGGTGGGAACGTTGACGAATACGCCTCCGTCCGTCCTGACTACCCGTCCGATGTGAACGGAGTTTGGCGCAAGCTTGACCTGCGAACCCTTGGAATTGTTGGTTACCTCGAATCTTGGTCTGCTGGCGAACATGTTTACTTCTCCGTATCAGGTTTTTCTTGTTCTTTTGGTTTTTGCGGTGTTTGAAAACTTATGCTCGCCGGGGTCGGGTTGAATTCGGAAAAACTGACGTCGGAAACCAAGTATCCGCCCAAAAAATGTTCGGGAACCGTGGTCAGGTAAACGGTATGCCCCGGGCGTATGAGTTTACCATTCGGCGACATCACCTCGCACGAGCCGTTTCCCTCGAGTCCGTCGTTCTCGGACCTTCTCACGGTGGGCCACGTCGTCAACTCAAAAACCTTGTTGTCCACTACTTGCGTTTGATTTCCGTATCCGTCCCTGGCGACGGACTGAGGTATCGCTCCGTTGTTTTCTTTCGTCGGGTCGTACCTGAGGTCCAGGAAATACTGAGTGACGTTTTTCCTGTTTGTTCTGCTGGACAAACCGAATTTCCACAACAACCACCGCATCGATCCATAGACCAGCACTCCGTCTATTTCGTAGACCATGTATTGATTCTCCGACGCAACGGTCTGCAAAACCGACCAAACCGACTCGTCGGTGTTGGAACTTTTGCTCTTGAATATCGCCTGTTGTTTGTTCGATTTTTCGCCGATGAACGACCATCCGACTCTTTGGGCGACTCGCCTCGCATATTCGTATCCGTTCGTGCCGCCGATCGCCTCGGGTTTTTTGTCCCTTTTGAGATCTTGGACTGCCTTGGGCCAAAACTGGACACTAACCTCCGGCGAACCTCCCGATCCGGGCTTGGTTTCCGACGCACCGACTTCGAACTGAAAACCCCTGTAGGTAAATTCTCTTCTGAGATCGAAATATCTGTTGGAGGTCAGCTTGTATCCTTCGTCGTGAAAAGTCGCGGAAAGCTCTGTGTGTAGATTCATGGAATAGCTTACGGACAAGCTCCTCAATCGCGCCGAAAGAAAATTTTGCTCCTCCCTGGGAAGGCCGGTTATGGAAAAAACGTCGGTTATGAAGGATGAATCCGAGAAATCCAAATTCGCCGAAGTGACGTCGTAGTCCCTTCCGTCGTACGGTCTCGCTTTCGGATCCGGGGTGTTTCTTATTCTTTCGTCTTCTTTTTTGCTCAAGAGCGCGGCGTAGTCGTCGGCGAGATATTTGGATCCCGTCTGCCTGCCTCCTTGTCCCAGAACGGGGCGCCTTGCGGTGGAGAAGATTCCCAAATGTCTTCCGTCCGACCTGAACTTTGCCTCCGCCTGTCTCGAACTTAGTATGGAGGTTCCGTCGTCGGATATGGTCGGTAAAACGACGACTACTTTTTCGGCGAATCTGTCGATCGTGAGTGGTCCTACTGTCACCGACAACACGGTGGCGAAAGAAAAATCCTTCGTCGCACCCGGGTTTATTTTCCCGTTTTTGTCCAACTTGACCGCTCTTCTGGCGGCGAGGTTGATGTTTCCGTACTCGAGCGGCTCGATCGGCGCTTCCGGCGGAACCGGATACCCGGAGTAAATCGGGGTCGGCATTCGTTAGCTCCTTGTGGTTTGCTTTAATGCCGTGAGTATGTATGAAAGTAGCGCTCGTTCGGATCTTATGCTTGAGCCCCTGATGATATTGGTAATATTTGTTGCCCCTTCTCTTTGGGCCAGTATGGCGAGTTCTTTCTTTATTGATTCGCTAAAAGCTCCCCCTATTTTCGTCCTGAACGCTGCATAAACCGACTCGGCGGAGTCCTGATTGCCAGATGGACCCCCCGTAGTGGTGGTCGAAGAGCCCCTGGGAACCTTGTAGGTGAATTTGGGAAGCAAAAGAAATCTCTCCAACCTGTCCGTGCTCTCCGTGAGCGACATGGATGCATTCGCATTGACCGCTCGGCCCAGTTCGTCGGTTCTCGATATTGAGAACGACAAAGCACTTATCTTCCACGAGCCCTTCAGCGCATCATGGACGTTCGCAAAAATAACCGGAGTATCACTGGCGGCCATATCGCGCAAAGTGGCTATTTGCTCTTCTATCGGGGTTTGCACTCCGTCCAGGGGTTTTACGATCATGAACTCTATTGAAACCTTGTGCAACTGGGCTCCGGACGTGTCCAATAGCGGCAAAGCCAAGGGCCTCGTCAACTCCTCGTACGCCACGGAAGGAGCCTCGTGCTGAAAGCTACTTATGCCCATCGGAAAACGAAACTCGAGAATCGGGCGTTCGACCGAGTCGGGATAGAGCTGTTGCATGCTTCTCGTCAAATGCTTGCCGTCGTTGGCCGCCAAAGGTATGACGGGAAGCTCCGGTCTCTTGGTTATGTCCGGAGCGACCGTGACCGTCAATGGCTTTCTTCCGACCAGCATTTACGATCTCTCCCTGTAGGTCCTCTCGTGTTCGGCCAAAGCCGATACGACGTGTTTGGCGATTACGGTCTCCGATTGACCCGGTGCACCGTAGACGTTGACGGTAACGTTTTGCGTCATTCCCTCGCCTCCGACGGTATTCACCTTGGACGTGCGCGTTCCGCCGATGGGAGGTACGACGTGGAGGTGCCTGCTACCGCCCCTGCCGTGGAATTCTGCGAACCCCCCGGCTTGCGTCACGAGCTTTTGATATTGACCGAGATTTTGTCCGACGAGGTCGTAGGCCCTGCCGGCGGCGTGATCGGAACTCATGGATCCTAGGTTGTCAAACCGCAGGGAGCTCGTAACGTTCCTGGTTCCGGTCAGCAAAGAATTGAATCTAGAATGGGCGGCCATGGTTCCTCTCAGCGCCCTGCTGGTCCTAGTGTCCCCAACTGCACCGCGCCTACTAGAGCTAGTGTCGCCTACTATGTGTAGGCTTCCGTCTTTCCACTCCCACTTGCTGTTGAGCATTTGCTGCCACCAGGCGGGTGCATTCTCCCATATCTCGCCTTTAAAGTCAAAGCCTTGCTGAATCGCCTTGGCTATGGCATTAATGCTGTCCTGGACGATTGTTACGGTTCCTTCCATTTGATACACGGCTGAAGTCTCTATTGCAAAGGGGTCAAATCCCTCTTTCATTCCCGAGGCTTTTGTTCTGCTCCCAGTAATGAAGCTAACCAGAGCCTGCCCCGCTGAACCTATTTGTCCGATCTTGGACAAGTTCAGTTCCATTTTCCCCGTTTTTGATTTGGTTACGAAATTGCCCGTACTTAGTCCGTTTATGAGGTTTTGTTTTTCTTGTTGCGTATATTTGTCGCTACCCAATATGTTGCTTATGGCCCCCTGCAGGGCCGTACCTGCGCCCGCGTTCTGGAAAACCGCATTGGACTCCAATAGGGAGCCGATGAATTGTTGCGATCCCAGTTTCGCCACGTTGCTCCTGAGCGTGTTGTATGCGGTGGTGGTGGTCGCCTGGGCGGACTGTGATCCACCTCTCGTAAAGGCCGACATGGTCGCGGCCGACATTTCGCCGGATGCGAATCTTCCCTTGGACAAATTACCCAATGCCTCCATGTATGCGATCGGATCGTCGGCGAAGTTGTTGGCGAAGAACTGTTGTTGCGTTCTGGCAAAGTCGGCGAAATCCTCCAATGTTGCGGATTCGCCAGCCGCAACCAGGGAGTTGTAGGAGGCGTCCAGAGCCTGCACCGATTGACGTTTCTGTATCTCCACGTCGAACACTCTCAGCGCCTCGACGGCCAAATCCCTGATGGCGACGTTCATTTCTGCGATGGTCTTTCTCGTGGTCATGCCCAGTTCACCGACGATGGTCGTTAGGTTTTTCATCGGATCGGCGAGGTTCACGTTGAGCTTCGAGGCAAGTTGCATTATCTCGGTTTCGGTTTTCCCCGTCATGGCAACGAGGTTTTTGACGACGAATTCACCCCTCTTGGACATGATGTCGGCGACCTGACCCCTACCGAGAACCATGCCCTCCGGTATGGACAATCTTCCCCGCACTCCGCCCTTGAAGAAGTTCTCGGCCGCCATCATCGAGGGATCGTTCATCACCTTTCTCCCGCCGATCTTCGTGTAACCGAAGTAATCCATTCCGAGTGCGTCTATTGTTGCCTGTCTGGTCTTATTGGCTGAGTTACTGGCGCCCTTGGCGGTTTTTTTGAGTTGGTCGTACTCTGCTTTGCTCATTACGCCCATTTTGTAGAGCTGGTCTATGAAAGCCGTTTGTTTATTGGCTTGATCAACTATGTAATCCCGTCCACCACCAGCTGAAGCATTTCTAACTTGAGTAAAGTTATAAGAAGGCATTCCAATTCCGGTAAGCGCCTCTCGGTCCTTCTTCAATTGCATTTGCATGGCGGTAAAACCACCGGGGCCCGTCTTTACGATTCTGCCCGTTTTCGGATCCACTCCGGCACCGATCATCGCCGCGACCGACCTACCTATGAGCCTATTGCCTATTTCTTTTCCGTATCCGGCAGCCTGCCGCTCTCTATTTCCTTGCGCCCTGAATGCTCCGACGACGCCTCCTATCAAGGCTGATCCACCTATGATTATCGCTTTTGCCATCGGACCGGCTGGTCCCAGCATCGGTGAGACCATGTCGCTCACCGTCTTGCCGACCGCCAAGCCGGCCATGGCTCCGCCCAAAGCGGACTTCCCGGTACTTGTTGAACCCATCAATCCGGCTCCACCGGCTATGAGCATGCCCCTGGTTCCGAACATCGCTCCGAGGCCGAGTGCGTTATTGGCGGCTTTTTGGAAGTCTTGATCGCCGATTCTATTGGTTACCCCGGTCGAGAGCAACATGCCGCCCATCATGCCCATCATCGGGTTGAACATGCCACGCATGGATGCTTGGGCCGCCTCGCCCATTCCGCTGAATCTTCCGCGAATGTTCGCGGCTCCGTGGGCTCTTGCGAAAGCCCTGTAAGACTTTGCGTCCCCTTCGGCGAATCGCTTTCTTCCCGCTTGTTCCGTGGCGACAAACTCTTTGTATTGTCTTTGTAGCGCCCTTCCCTGTGCGGTTCGCATTTTGGTCATTGCCTCCATGCGCTGGCCGTAATTCCTGCCGCCGAAAGCCGAAAGGGCCGCTCTTTGACCAGTGCTCTGATCTCCCTTGAGCAAACTCCCAATAGTCTTGCCACCGAAAGCAAGAGCTCTATCGTCGTTCATTTTTGCCATTTGCTGTACGGCAACAGCGTTCACTCGTCTTTGAATTTCACTTTCCTTCATTCCTGAAGCGCGCAAATTATTTTCTATATGCTGTAGTCCTCTTGCGTTTCTCGCTCCTTGAACTGTGGCGATAGCCCTAGGGTCGGTGGCCATGTAATTGCGATAGTCCTGCACGCTCCTGAAACCGATTCTTTGACCCGTTGTCGGATCCCTGAGCATCTTGTCCGGACCGATGCCTCCCATGAGGTAGCCGAGTCTCGGGTCCATTCCGATGGCTTCGCGCTTTCGCCCTACCGCCATGGAGGCGGCGTATTCGTTTGCCCCAACGGCTCCACCTCCTCGCCAATAGGACGGAGTGAACATTCTCGGAGCGGAGCCGAAAAGTCGCTCACCGAAACTTCTCGGCGCGGATTTTGACGCATAGGCAGACGCCATCGAGGCGGGGTCCTTGGTGCTGTAAAATCTATCCCTATAGGCGAATCTTCGCCCCTTGTACGCTCCGAACATCAATCCAAGAGTCAGTAGCGAACCGACACCAGGTCCAAGGCCCGCTCCGATGGTCCCGCTTCTTCCTTCGCCACCGTTCATTCCGCCGCCGAACAGGTTGAATCTTCCGACCTGTCCGATGATGTTGCCCATGAAGCTGACGATCTTCGCCAGTGCGTTCACGACCGCAGTTAGCACCGGCAGGGCTTCCGTGAACGCAACTTTAAGTTCAGCGAAAAAATCACCTATCGCAAAAATCAGGGTTTCCAATGAGGTTCCCCACGCAAGGAACTGTTCTTCGTTGTCCTCGGCCAGATAACCGAGTTGCTCTGCGTTGCGACCGAATATTCTGAATATCGCGAGTATCGGCCCTTTGAATGTTCTGGTGATTATTTCCGATCCTTTTCTGAACTTCTCCAGAGAGTCGACGAATTGATTGAAACTTTTTCGTATGTCAAAAAATGTTTTTCTAAGCCATGCGCCGGCTCCCTGAATCATCGGCAAGTACTTGCGCATTAGTACGATGGCGAACTTGCCCATTGCGTCGCCCATGGTTATCAAAGACTTGAACAGCGGTCCCTTGGCGAAGGCCATGAACTCCGGAGTCAGTTTGGCGAACGTGTCCCTGATCGTTTTGAAATAGGAGTTCATCACCTCTTTGAGATCGTTGAGCAGGAACTCGCCGAAGTCGGAGAAGTCCCTAGCGAGAAAGGTCGTGTACTGTTTGAATTGGGCTACGACGGTTCCCTTGAGCGCCTCGAATCCGCCCTTTAGCCCTGCCGCCGCGGCCAGGTCGCCGCTTGCCATCGATGCAAGTATCGCCGAGGAGGATTTGTCTTTTTGTCCCGCGACCGCCTTCGCGAATTCTTTGCTTACGCCTTGGGCAGCGGTGGTCACCTCGCCGGTGACTTTCTTGTTTTTGGTGAGAAGGCCGACGAAGTTCGCCATCGCCTGAAACGACTTTCCCTGATCCTCGGCTCCCGCAAGGAAATCCATCGCACCTGAAAGAGCCTTGGACTGGACGGCGCTAACCTTGGCGGACCTAGCCATCGCGGTGTACGCCTGAGTGAGCTGTTGTACGCCCATCGTCGCAAGATTCGTGTCCGTCGTGAGCGTTCTCATCGCCGCCGAGGATGCGCCTATTGCGCTTCCGTATATGTTGGCGCCCTTGTATTGAAATGCAACGAGCGCCGCTTGGTACTCCTTGAACGCCGCTATGGCCACCGTAACTCCCGCTACGACGCTCGCCAACGCCGCTCCGACCAAACCGAGCGAGACATTGTACGCCTTAAGGGCCCACTGACCGGCTTTGAATGCCAAGTTGACCGAGGCCAATGTCGCTGCCGTTATCACGAACTCTCCCACGAGAGCCACCAATGCGAAGAACACCAAGCGCGCGGCTTTTTGAAATTTGAGCATCGCTTTCTGTCCGATGCTCATGTTTCTCTCGAACCTTTGACCGCCTACCCTCAACTGGTTCATTCTTCTCGACATCGCGGCCAGTGGCTCGTCGAGGTCCGAGAACGTCTTTTTCATTTTGTTGGTCTTGTTGGTGAGCCTCTCGTTGGAGTCACCGAGGTCGTCGGCCGCTTTTTCTAGACCCTGCATCTGGGCGAGGGCCTTCGCCATATCCTTCTTGTTCGTTTTGAAGTCGATGCGTATTGTGACTATTTCATCGGCCACCTAGGGGCTCCCTTGGTATTGGCGAACCTCAACGGCTAGCGCGACCCGCTTCCGCTTGCTCTTTTTGGCGATCCGCCTCTATAACTTTAGCACAGGCGTATCTAATGATCCATTCCTCAGGGCTTGAATCCAGCAATTTGACGGGGTCCGTTCCCCACAATTCACCGAGTCTCGCCGCCGCCATCACGCGGGGATCGTCGGTGAGTTCGTCTATTGCTGATTCGAAGGGTTTTCTGTTGCCTCGGTCTGAATCGTGTCGCCGAATCCGCATGCGTCGATGATCGCGAGAGCCGCGGCCTCCACGTGCGCGTCGAGTCCGAAGAACTTTTGCACGCAATCCGGAATCGCCCTATCGGCTCCCGTCATATCCAGCATCGGCTTCGATGCGAACGTCAACGGCCACTGACCGTCCTCGAGTACTTCTTCGCCGTTCAGGAAAACGCCCTTTGCGGTCTGTCCTATGACCGTGCACGCAAACTTTGTCGCGTCCAATCCCTTCTGCGTTTCGCTGCCGCACTGTTTTTGCCACGCGCGAATTTGCTGCTGGGTGACGTTCGGACTGATGAGGAGCTTCACGCCCGGTCGTTCCGGTACTTCGATGAATACCTGAGGTCGTTCAACTTTCTTAGCCACTACGGCCTTCAGTTGATCAAGGAGTGTTTCGTCTTTTTCGGTGTGTTCTGCCATGGGCTAGAACCTAGCGCGTGGAAGATCGGACCGACGTAACCCCTAGTTGTAGGTGAGCGGTGCCGGGCCTCCGTTGACCGAGAAGGTCAAGGCGAAGGTAGCTGGAGCGCCCGAGGACGAGTCGCCGTCCGGCTCGGTCAAACCGACCAGCAAGCACTGGTTGTACTGCCTGTCGGGCTTGCCGTTGGCAACGTCGCAATCGAGGTAGTAGATCGTGACGTTGTAGTAGGCGCGACCCACGTGCTGGCGGATTGAGTTCAGCCTGGGCCGATCCTCGTCGGAATAGTGACGAGTCACAGTCACGTCGCCGACTTCTGACGGAGCGCAGAGCAGCTCGGGGAACTTCTCGCCACCGACGTAGATCTTCTCCACGGCTGCGGTGATTTCCCCACCAGAAACCTGGGCAAAGTAGTTGGTCAGGTCCGGATGAGCCGGGTTGATCGCCTCGATCTTAGCCAAGATTTGCCTTTGCGAGTATTTCGCCATGTTCTATTCCCTCCGTTAGGCCAGAGAAGCCGTGAGATTGGACTTGCTGATTTCGACCTCGATCGTGTCGCCGATCGAGGAGACCCTCATTCCGACCCTCGCCTTGACCGTGCCGGTCGCGAGCTGGGTGACCGGGTTGAGGGCTTCGTTGACGGTGACCTTGTAGCCGGGGTCGATGAGACGACCGTTTTCGGCGTACATCGGGTAGAGGCCACCCGCCTGTGCGATCGGAGCGAGGATACCCGTCAGGGTCGCCTGCACTTCGCCGAACAGGGTTCCCCTGCCGTCGATCACGTTGAACACCAGGCGCTCGAGGCGCTCTTCAGCCTTGGAGACGACGTCGTTGACGACTTCCTTCGCGGTGAGGAACCTGTAGTTCTCGACGTCTTCGGACGCCGAACGGGCTCCGTAGATCCTCACGTCGCCGTTGATCACTCTGATCGGGTTGACGTTTTGGTCGTTCAAGTCGTCGGCCTCGCTAGAGGTAAGCGACCTGTAAGTTCCTTTTACGAATTCTCCGGTCGTCCTGATTCCAGCATATGCCTGCCAAGAGCCGAGCTCGTTGTGCGTTTCCGCTCTCTTGGCGGCGACGTAGCCCTCGCAGGGGACCGAAACGGTAAGACCGTTTCTCTCGATCTTTACCCACGGGTAGAACCAGCCAGAGTGCTCTGCGCCGGTCGCATCGGCGAGGGTTCCCGCAGATGCGATCACTTCGGACGGTGTTTCGTCCCTGTCGAAGCCGAGTAGTGCAACCCTGTTATTGGCTGCTGCGTGCGTCATGAGTGCCGTCCATACGGTGTTTCCAAATTTGCCCGGCATGCACACTGCGCCCGGTCCGAGCGTCTTGATGAAAGCGTTCAGGGCGACGGTGAAGTCTGAGTCGACGAGCGTCGAACCGTTGCTTCCACCGGCGAAGTTGTAAGTGCCTTCGGCCGGAATCTCGGCACCCGGATCTCCGGCGACTGCCTGCACGTAAAGCGCGGCTATGGAGCTGTTGTTGATCTCCTCTATGGCGTCGCCGATGGTCGAGCACACCGGTGTCGAATACACGATGTCATCATTGAGTAGAACCCTGATTCTAAACGTCTCTCCTGCAGTGGGTTGCGAAACCACGGCCTCCAGTGCGCCGTTGTGAGCCCAGGTTCCCTCTCCGGATGCGACCAAAATGAAAGCGTCGTCCGTGTTCGAGTCGAGTAGTGCGACGGACGCCGAAAGAGCGTTGCTCTGGTCTATGACTCTGGATACGTACGCCCGCGAGCCGCCCTCCTCGAAGAAAGTCTGCAAAGACTGATGGACGTATCCTTCGGCGACATATCCACCGTAAATTTCCTCGTAGTCGGCGAGGCTTTGAACTAGGAAAGCAGAACCCTCAGGTCCTCTTTCGGTGA